GCATCATTGACATTTATTTACCTACTTCTTTGGAATATTAACCTTTGTTCCTGACCAAATCATTGAACCCTGCTTGTACTTCTTCTTCTTCATAATCTCAGGGTTTGCTGCACGAATCTCTGATAGAGATACTCCTGCATTCTTTGCAATACCTGACAAGGTATCGCCCTTCTTTACGGTGTATTTGCTTGAATCAACCTTAGTAGTTGAGCCACCGCCAGTAGAGGTTACTGTTGGTCTTGTAGTAGAACCAGCCTTATATGCTGCAGTTCCTGGTACAAGTGATGAACCATCTTTACCATAACGAAGCTGCTTAGGCGCATTCTTCTTTTCAGCCTTAGCAATTAAACGATTTAGTTCGTCCATACGCTGACGGCGAGTTTTTCCAACAACACCCATGGTTGCAAGAGCAGCAAGGTTAGATGCTTGCATCTGTGCTCCTTGGCGACCTGCGGTCGCTCTGCTCTTACCTTTGCCAGTAAGTGTTGCTAGTTTGTTTTCAAGACGATTAATTTCGTCAAAATCTTTTTTGGTAGAACCTTTAGCAAGGCTTACAACTTCGCCAGCCAATGCTGCATATGCTCCACCTTTACCAACTGCACGAGTCTTTGCAAACTTCTTTGGTGCATTCTTTCCACCAGTTTTAACTGTTGGCTTTGCTTTACCTTCTGGCTTAGCAGCTGCTTTCTTCTTTGCTTCTACTGCTTGCGGTGTTTGAGTTTTACCTTTAGCAGAATCAGCAAGAGCTTTATTCTTAGCAGCAACACGTGCCTTAGCCTCCTCTAAACCTTTAGCTTCATTACGCTTCAAATCAGCAAGCGTTGGACGCTTTGGTGCTGTTGCTTTAGCTTCTGGCTTTTTAGTAAAGCGCTCTGGGAAGTCTTTCTTATATTTCTCAACTCCTGCTTTTAATTCTTTCTTGTCAATCTTAATAGATTGTGTAGCAGTTGCTGGCTTAGTACTTCCTGGCTTAGATGCTGACCAATTCTTACGTTCTGCTGGTGTCATGTTTCTCCATGCAGCCTTATTAGCAGCAGACTTCTCAGCACGAGTCATCTTCTTTGTAGTTGGTGCAACTTTCTTTGCTGGTGTTTCTGTAGCAACAGCTGCTGGTTTAGCAGCAGCCTTCTTTACAGCAGCCTTTTTGGTTGGTGCTTTCTTTTCAGCAACGGCAGCAGCAGGTTTTCTGACAGCAGCTTTTTTAACTGCAGCTTTCTTAGCTGTAGTTTTTTTAGCTGGAGTGTCTTCTTCTCCTGCTTTCTTGCCAGCGTATTCGCCGAACTCTTCACGCATTGACTCACGGAACTTCTCAAGTTCCCTGTTTTGCATAGCATCATATTCAGCTCTGCTTAGATAAGCCTTCTTGCCAAGTTCTTTCTTGGCAGTATCAGCCATATCCTTGAGCGCTAATCTATCTTCGGCAGTAATCTTGCCTGTGATGTCCTTACGTACAGCTTTTACTTTTCCTGGAAAAGCTTTCTTTGCTGCAGCTTTAGCGTCTTTTCTGGCTTGGCGATACTTATACGGTTTCTTCGCCATGGTTATCCTTTACTTAAGCTTGTTCTTGTTGCCCTTAATGCCTTTATTAGCAGCTGGCTTTGCAACCTGTCCTAGTCCTACACCCTTACCGCCATTCTTCTTGCCTGCGTGTCCTGGGTGAACTGGAGCCTTTGCTGCCTTTCCTTGCTTTCCAAACATTGTTTCTCCTTAGTTATGCTGGTATTTGTCGAGTTACTCGACCTGCGAGTACTGGATTGCCTGAACCAGTTAACCCTGCTAGTAGTTCCTGCATTGCAGGTCTACCTTGTGGCATCTGTGGCATACCGCCACCCATGCCTGCTGGTTGTTCTGGTTGCGCCATCTCTGGCGCTTGTGGTGCTTCTGGTGCTTGTGGTGCTGGTTCTGGCTTGAACGCTTTGGCTACTGCTTCTTCAAGCGGTGTGCCTTTCTTGCGTTCATCGATAACAGTTGCCATCTTTTCAACAATCTGCATCGGGTCTTGTCCTTGCGAAACCATCTGTGGTATCGCTGCAGCAAGTTGTGAGATAGACGCTTTCAGTGAATCGCGCATCTCCTCGATGTCAATTGCTCGCTCTTCTTCTCCAGCATTGAGCGAAATCGGTAAGTTGCGACGTAGCATTCCTCGTGAGATGAGCTTGTCGCCTCGTGCTTGCAGACCCCATACCAATGCTCGGTTAGGGTCTAAACCTGCCATCAATCCGTATTCAACTGTTACACCATAATTGCCGTTGATATCGATTGATGGTTTGTACTTTAACTTGTATGGAACTCCATTGGCTGTTGCAGATACTTCACGAGCTAAAGCTGGGAAGTATGCTTCATCAGTAGCAAATGCAATAGAGATTGCTTCACCGATTGCTTCGCCAAGGATTGATTGAATAACTTTGATTTGTGAATCGAATCCAGCCATAAGTGCCTTGACACCTTGACCAGTAACAATAGAACCTTCTGCTTGCCCTGCACGTGCTTGAGGGAAGCGAGTTCCAAGTTTCATTTCATCTGCTAGAACATTGTTCTCCGCAAACGCGAACTGAGGTACGTCCAGATTGATACGACGAATCTTCTCAGGGGAGTTAGAACGTATAACTGAATCAGGACCAACGGAAAGCTGAGTAACATCAGTGGGCAAAGCAAGAGGAGCTTCAACAGATTTTTGAACAGCTTCCATAGTGAGGAGCGCAAGTCGCGCCTTAGCTGCATATACAGGAAGAACGTCGTCGAACGAGCCTCTGACCTCACCGTCGAGCGAAGGACGCTGAGCAATTGCAACTGGGACTCGACCAATCTTGTTTGGTGTTTCAGCAAGGATTGCACCTCCACGACTTGGGATAAACATAATCGTGCGATTCTTGTCAGTCCAACGAACGACTTCTAGGAGTTCGTTTGAATCTGTACGTCCAAATGCGCTGGTCTGTAGAATCTTGTCTGCTAGTTCTGGGAACTTGGCTGCTAAATCGCCAGCCTTACGATAATACGAACGGCAATAGACAGATACTTCCCCGAACCTGTCCATGTCGTAATACGCACCCATAGAGTTTTCAACATGGATATGCGGTCTATTTTCCTTGAAGTTAGGTTCGACTCTGAATATACAGAAGCCATAAGTTCCTAACTGGTCTGCGCCACGCAGTAGCTCTGTTCCAAGACGAGATGCAGCAACATAATAATTTGCAATCTTAGTTCTTTTATCAGCCTTGGTACGCTGTGAATCATCAAGGGATGAATCGCCAGCAGCCGTTATGGTAGGTAGTACACCTGCCTGCTCAGAAACGTCGCGAGCAACCACGTCAATTAGGTTGGCGATAATAGGTCTAGACCAAGTTCCCTCTGGGAACAAACCGCGAAATACTTGGTCGGCGTTACCAGAACGGACCAACGCAACTTCGCGCATGCGCTTATCGCGCTCAGCATTACGAGCCTTTAATTGCTCATATGCATGTACAAGTTCTTTCATTATCACAATCTCGCTATTCGCTGTGCAGCAGCTAAATCATCTAGGTTAACAATGTACCTATCTTCGATTTGCTTCTGAGGAGTAAATTCATTTCTTAAAAAGTTTGGCACATTTGCTGAAGTTAATAAAACATCGCGGGCTACGATTTCACAGAACCAGAGCGCCATAACAGCGTCCATCTTTAATCGCTTGCCCTGAACTCCTGGTTGCCAAACAACCAGTTGCTCTATCAACTTCTTTACATGCTCATTACGTGAAGAGTCTGGCAATTCAATCATGTTATCGCCAGCATGCTTTAAGTTGTTATTGTTGCCGTCACGTTTAATAACGGTTCCAAACAACGGAGCCAGAGAAGCTACACCAAACTCTGGGTCTTGTTTATTATTACCTGTGTAGTGTGGGCGGTAGTTAATACCGCGGGTAGACAAGAAGTTTCTAATTTCCTCGTCTTGTGTCAAGAAAAGCTGAAATGCATTGGACTCAACTATGACAGTATGAGGCTTGTAGGCATCCGTCCATTCTCGTATCAAAGAGCGAATCGCTGCAGGTGTGGGGCTGCTCATGACGTGAACGTCCATGACATAGCGCTTGTGTGTTCTGCGGTCGACTGCGTAAGCAACTGCTGCGGTGTCACCAGAC